TTAAACGCCAGCGGCCCAATATCGACCACCTTGCCCACGACATTCTGAACCTTCTCAGTCTCTTTCGTTTCCTGCACCAACACGATACCAGAGGAAGTCATTTTCTTTTTCGGCTTGCGAAGCTGAACAAGAATACGCGCCCCAAGAGGCTTGGCACCCGGGTCAATCTCAGGGAATGCCTCTTTCAACTCTTCAATCATTTCCATCATCATCTTCCTTTAACAAGTTATCAAGGATCATAAGAGCTTCTTCAAGCCCTGCATGATGACCAACAAGGCGGCAGTAAGAATCGTAATCAACCGCTGTTCCAGCAGTCAGAGAACGGCTTATTTCAGCCTGACGAGCCTTAATACCGCCAATAAAGTCTTCTACATAGCGCATTATTTATTCTTTTCTTCCACCCCCTTCTGGCTATCACCCTTCGGCTGGTAACTGGTGCCGTCAAGTTTCTCGCCCATAGCAATCCGTTTATGTTGCGGAACCTCTACGCTTTGTTGCTCTTTGTCGCTAGTTGCCATGTCACACTCCTTTGTTTAGGTTACGTTGCAACTCGTTTTGCAGGGCAATAGCAGACTCGCCCTGTTCTTTCTTCAGCCGCGCAGCATCAACCGTCAAATCCAGCGTCTTCAGCCGTTCTTCGGTCAATAGCTTCTCGGTATTCTGTGCAGCATCAAACTGCTGTTTCTTGTCCTGCTCAACCATATCCTGCTGCATCTGCGCTTGCTTCAACTGAATATCCGCTTGATCCCGCTGTGCGCGACGCTGAGTTTCAGCCATAGAAGCCTGCAATACCGCCTGAGCCTCGCCATCCATCTGAGGCTGCGGCTTGAACTGCTGCATCATCTGAGCCATCTGCTGGATAACCTGCATGAACGGAGCCAATACCTCTTTCGTGTCCATCGTAACGTGCTGCGATGCCACAGCTACTACGCGATCAATGTCAGCCGCCAGTTTCGAGTCTTCATACCTCTCTTTATCCAGACCCGCAGGCTTCAGGGCATACGTTCTGACAGCTTGCGTATACCAAAGCATAATGTGCTGCTTCAAATGCTCCAGCGCGGCAGGCACAAACATCGGTGCCATGATCGGATTGGATCCCAACATTGGGTTCTGAAAGAACTCCAGATGCGAACGGATATGGGCAATGTGATCCTGACGCGGATATGCCACCGCAGGATGCCCCATAACCATTGCCGCATTCTCATCGGCAGCATTAAGCTCAATCGGCTTGCGATATTGCGGCATCAACTCGTCAATATTCGGGACTTTTAACTGTTTTAAGGCGCGACCAACTACCGCACGCTGGTCAAACAACTGCGGATACTTGTCAGATAGCGACAAAACCGCCTGCGTCTGCGCCATTCTCTGCGTTTCCGAGAAAATGTGCGGGTCAGATACAGGAATTACGTCTCCATTACGCTGGAAATCCTTCCGCTGGATCGGCAAATCGGCAATTACATCGCCTTTCTTCTGCTCATCCAGATACCAACGGTTAATTCTTTGCAAAACCATCAATACACGCGCCTGCGATGCGTGCAAACGCGCATGAATGGCCGAAAATACCGCCGCACCCTGCTCAATCAATGCCTGAGTCGTGCCAACAGGCGCATTGTTGTTGATGTCAGCGATTTTTTCCTCAGAAGTCGTAATAACTCCCTTTGTTGCGGTGCTCAACCAGCCCAAAAGTGAGAACAAAACCGCAGAAGGCGGGTTAAACGGCATCGGCATCGCCACAGAACGAATGTCGTTCACGCCCGGGCCAGCCTCAACCTCCACTACCTGAGTGACTTCAACCTGCTGGGACTGGCCTGACATCTTGCCGCCTTTAAGTTTGAGCATAGTAGCAGCGTTATTGATATGGGCAGAATCAAGCAAAGCACGCAAAGAACCAGTAAGAGCCGCAGACAACCCACCAATAAGCTGAGCAAGACCAATTGCATACGCACCACGCCAAGGAATAAACTTAAATTCAACAATCCAGTCCAGTTTCGTTAGGGTTTCGTCCCCCTCTTCCCAATTTCGATACAGACCGATCACTTTCATGTCGTTCTTGTCGATCATCAGGATATACGGAGCCATTTCCCCTTTGGAATGCTTGTCATCCTCCAGTTCCAGCCATGTATAAATGTGATAAACACGGCGCAGACCGTCTTCGTTATCCTGATATTTCTTGCCCTCAACCTTCTGATTGGCCTTTTCTGCGTGACTTTCTTCCGGCTCCAGCGCAGAACGGATGATGTTTACATCCTTATACAGCCCACGACGGATACGATTCTTGAATTCCCACTCAGAAATGTCCTGAACTTCAGTCACTCGTTGCGCCGTATAGAACGAAACCGCCGAAAAAGGCAGGTATACGTTATCAATCGGCAAAAACTCAGCAGCAGGACGCTTTTTCTGGTCATCCCAATAGAGTTTTAGGAACTGAGATCCACCCAGAGGCAACTGAGTCAGCATCTGTTCCTGCTCGTCGCGGAACTCTTCTATCTGTTCCGTTAACTGCCAGTTCAAATAATCCCGCTTGCGCTCGGCAGTCTCGGTCTTATCCTCTGTGACTTCCCCCATGATGTTCGTCCGCACAGGGCCATCAGGCGGGAAAATCTCCTTAATTGCCCTCGCCGCGAAGTCAATACAGGCTTCCGTCATTGCCGGATGCACAACCTTGCTCGCACCCATGAATGTCGCACCACCGGGAGCATCATTCCCCATACCAGTCCGCTTGATACCCTCTTCATACTGCTTGTCGCGCTCACTACGGGCATCTTTGTCCTTTTCCAATAGGTCAAGATACCGAATAGCAAGGCTACTCAACTCCTGAAGATCATAGCTTTCTGCCATGTTCTCGTAGAAATCAGGATCCTCTTCCGGCCCCTTGTAATCTTTCAAAGTAACAACAGCAGAACCATCCTCCAGTTCCTCTACCTCTGGAGGCGCTTCTGTCAATTCCACTTCTGCACCACCATCTGCGTTGATGGTAATGCCCTCAATGTTGCGACCGTAATCTTGCGGAATAGGCATTTCAGCCATGATGTTTCCTTAGTTGTTTATTTATTACAGCAAGGCGCATGGCATCCATGCTCACAGCGCCACCACGCTTCATAGGCTGCTCAGGAACCTCTTCCTGATGCGTAGCCAGAGTCCCTGCGCCTACCCCAGCAGGGATAGCCTGATAAAGCGGTTGGCCTCTTCCTACAATGTCCTCGCGCATTTGCGGGGTGATGTCGAAAGAGTGAAGCGGCTCAGATTCCGGCAATTCATATTTTCCTACTTTCGCGCCCCACTTCTTGCCGTAATCGTTCAGGAAAGAGGGAAGTTTCGTGTCGTATAAATCCTTGAGTAACTTGCCGCCATGCTTTACGTCTAGATCAGGAATAGTCATCTTTCCTGATTCCATCCTTGATGATCCTGAATACGGCACACCTTCATTCGCCATTATTCGATCAGCAAGCTCTTTGCCGACCGCTTTGGCTAACTCATCCTTTGGTAAATCTTCTTCATGCAAATTAGCTAATTTTGTGTTTTTATCTCGGCCAATAACACTAATAGTTCCATTAGGATTGTGAAGATAAGATATTTCCCCGAAATGCTTTTCGGTGCCGGGGTAACGCTTTAACTGTTCTTCAGCAGGCGTAATAACAACCCTGTCGTAACCTTTTTTGGCGGCATCATCCAACAACCGCTTCATTACCAGTTCGTGCCAGTTCTGCTTGAAGGGAGCGTCTGGAACAGCCTGCAATTGTTTTGCCTCAAAATCTCTTTGTGCCTGCCGATGAATATTCCTCAAACCCCTTTGTCGAGATTCAATCATGTCGCTCATAGGAGATTCTAAGGCTCCACGAATCATTACAGGATTTCCATTTTCAAACATGACATTTAATTCATCTTCGCCACGCAATTCAGGAAGACCAATATTTTTGTTAATTGAATTTTTTAACTCAAGCCATTCAATACCTTTTTGGCCTTGCTTTTCAACAAACTCATTAACAGTCATCAATCGTCCGGTTACGTCCGGCATTTCAGACTTAAATTGTTCCTTATATCCCTTCTTTCGCCCAGTTTGATGCCAGTCTGATTGAATTTCCTCTACATGAAGAATCTTCTCCCCATTAGGGCCAGTCCTGTCAGATACCCTAGCGTGCGCTAGGATGTTGGGTTCTTCATAGTGGGTAGATCGAAATGACGGATCAACTGCTTTTTTAGACAAATCTTTTTGCTGTTGTCTTAATTCATCAGAAAGATCACGCAACATTTGTATTTTTGCTTGCGTTTCAGGCGGTCTTTCTGAAATAACAGGATATTTAGAGCGCAATTCAGCGCCCTGCGCCTCATAAGAATCAATCCTATTTTGTAATTGATTATGTTGTTTACTGGATTCATTTGGCAACATCAGCTTTATCTCGCGGTAATTCTTCCCGCCCGGTAACTGATACTCCTCATACTTTGTAGTCCCGCCCTCCAGCTTGCCAGCGTAGAACTCAGCATCGTCATAATCACGAAATGACTTCACAACATTGCTGTAATCATCAACAACGTCATACCTGTCGTTTAGATCATCATGCTCTACGCGATACCTTGCTTCTGACGGCCCCTTCTCCACCTTCTCAAATATCTGCGCCGGAGGATTCTCTTCCGCAACCTTCTGTAACTGTTCCTTCGTTACCTTAGGCTGCTGTAGAGCGGCCTTCACAGCAGGACGGTCTTTTAACTCCTTAGACACGCCCTTAGTCTTCATCAACTCCACCAGCATTTGTTCGCCGGTTCCCTTTTTCTGGGTAATCTCGGAAATGGCCTTATCCAGCGGGGAATAGAAAGCCCTCTCTTTACGGGCAACTTCTTTAGCGCCACGAACTAATGCTGAAAGCGGATTCACAGAGGATTCTCCTCTACCAGAAGATCATCAGAAGTAATGCCGCCTTCTGCTTTATGCACGACACCACCCTTCTTTTCCCTGCCTACAATGTTCATCAGGCTTTCGTTTCCGGGGAATACTACAAAGTTACGGGTTCCCTTTCCGGCTCCGCGTGAGGCTTGGTCTAGGTATTTGATGCCGGGGATTCCGGCCTCGCGTAATCGCCCCTCGCCAAGCGTTTTAATTACGTCAGCGCCAAGCTGGTTTTGGTCTAAAGGCTGCCAAATATTGCCGGTTTGATTTCGGCGGATTTCTTCCGCTTTTTTCAAGGCGGCTTTAACCCCCTCTGGCTGCTCACTAAGCGGCTTATCCCAATCCAGCATCTTGGCTATGGCTTCGTCGGGAAGGTCTACTTTGTACAGAGATCCTTTTTGCGGAATTTTACTGATCTTTTCAATCAATTTTGATTGATCTGGATATTGTTCCAATAACTCCGATGGAGTTTTATGAATCATTGCGGATTCCAAAACCGTCATTGATTCAACATCATTCTTTCTTTCAGCCTGTTTATACATCTGCATGAGCTTTTCTTCATAATCATAGTCACGCGGAATGTATGATTTAGATGTTTCAGGAACTTCAGCCAAATAATGCCCATGCCCATACGCCTGCGCCCCCTCTCCTGTTCCGATTTTCGTAGGATCAAACTCACCTAGCGGATTCTTTTCCGTCGGCGGGAAACGGTGCGGACTACCATGCCACGTTATAAGCGGCCTAGGAGCCACCCCAGCCAATGCCCCAGCCAGCGGCCCCTCTCCTCTCATCATGGCTTGATGAATACGATAGGCAGCTTCATTAGCCAGCGCCTTCGATCCCGCTGTAGCACCCTTGGCAACTCCTTTAGCAGCAGCAGGCAAGGAAGCAATGCCCTGACCTAACGCCGCAATATTGCCCCCAGTAATCCCCGCCTGAAGCTCTGGACTGGTCGTTTCTGCGGGGAATAAATACTGCTGAATTTTCTCCGTTGTGGGTAAGGATTGCACCACCCTCGGCAAATTAGGCCAGCTTTCTGGCTTTATCTCTTGATACAGGCTTGCAACATCCCCTGCCATGCCCGGAACCTGCGCCGCATATCCAGCCGCCGCACCTAACGCGCCCGGAACTGCCCCCTTAATCAATCTCTGCGGCAACTCCGTGATTACCTGCTCCCGCGCCGCCTGTTGATTTGCCAGATACTGCCGGAAGTCTTTCTCATACTGAGACTGTTTTTGCGTCGGCATCCTGAACGGATTTACAGGAGCCTCCTGCTTGCTCTTTGCCTCGCGGATCAACTCATCTACAAGATCCCCATCTTTCATGTGAGCAACGCCGCCATCCTTAAACTCACTTACAGAAGGCTTGTCCTTGCCCATAGATTTCATCACCGCATCAAGCCACTCTTGATTCAGTTCCTGAAAGACTGGAGACATCGAAAAAGCCCTGTAATCACTCGCAGGATTAGCGCCAAGCAATCTGCGCTTTTCTTCAAACGATGGGAAGAATTCCTTGTAAGGAACAAGGCTTTCAAGCGATCCCTCATATTTACCGCCCAGCGCAACGGGATAAGTAGAATGCTCTCGCACAGGAGTCTCAATAACCTTTCCTGTCGGATCAAGTCTACCAATGGTAAACCCAGCGCCACCCAGAGGCTCTTCCACAAGGCTAGGCTCAGTTACCGCAAGCCTTGCTTGCGCGACATCAGGGAACCCCATGTCCCTAAACTTTGCCGTGTTCATGCGATCCACAAATGCTTTACGCAGTTCTCCCTTGCTTGGATCAAGCAATTGCTGGCGCATAGCATCTACATCATCAAGGCCAACAAATTCTTTGCCCGGAATGTTCTGAGGCTTTTTCGGATCAGGAGCAAATTTTTTTAACTCCCGCGTAAATTCTTTCTTGGCTTTTTTTGTCAGTGACGATGATTCAAGCTGCCCCAACAACGTCTCCGTTACCATCGTATTGAAATCTACGTTAGTCGGAGAGCCAATCACATTCACGCCATAAACAGGTCTACCAGATTCCCCAGCCATTTTTGCCTGTTTACTTAACCCACTGATAACCCCCTTGCCAGAAGCCCATATAGAACTTTTGCTGGGGTCTTCATGGGAATGGGTCAGCATATACTCCGGCCCACCCTCCAGCGTGATCGGCCTCGCCAAACTCTGCCCACCGATATCCGTCAGAATACGACCAGCCGCCGCCCTATCCCCTACAAACGGTATAGCAATCCCCCCTTGCAATTGTTCCGGCGAGATAATCTTTCTTGCGGCTTTCTTGATCGTCGGATCCTCAACCGTCTTAAATTCCATGAATGGCACAGGCGTTTGTAACTTCACGCCACCGCCAATAGGATGATAAAGACCAGCAGCCTCTTGTGCTGCCTTTGCCCTCGTCCCCTTTGCGATGTTCCACAACTCCAGCGCCTTCTTGATATCTCCGCCCCCTGCTTTCTTCTGCACCTTCTGGTTCATCACAGATAGGCGCATGGCGTCTAATGTAGGTTTACTGGGCATAAGGATTTCCCCGCGCTTGTCGTTTTATGTCAACGATATCATCGTCATCATAACGGGGCGGCGGGTCTATGTCCAACCACCCAGCATCACGAAGGTATCGTAATCCCTGACTCGCAGCATCCACCATGTCGTCATGCGTGCATTCGGGGAAGCTGCATATCTGACTCACAAACCCCTCTGCCCAGTCCCTGACGTATCCCTTCCTGTTGCTGGATTCTGGTATCCACACCCGCTTGGCTTGGATGATGTTCGCCACGATTGACAACCGCTGCGTCTTGTCTGCGCGGCCCGGGTTATACGCCTGCACTGGCAGATAAGCACGCTGCAAGTCCTGTATCAGCGAGATACCTGCACTCTTGTCCTCTACCAGAATCAGATCTACCTTCTTTCCCCCGACAGACTTGCCCTCCTCCGCGCCGTAGACGGTGTTGTATTCATCAATCACCCTCGGCCTCAGATCAGGATATTGCAGCCTTTCATTCCATACGTCGATGATCATCACCGACATCGGCGCATCTGTTGGCTTGAATACGCCCAGCACCAGACACGCGGTCGGATCGTTCTGCGTCTTGTCACTCGTCGCACAATCATACGACTGGATGATGTATTCAAACTTCGGTAGCGGTTTGTTGGAAGGCCACAACTGGAACCATTCCCGCTTCACTATGCCCGATTCTTCGGGGTCGATAATCTCAGCGTAAATCTCCTGCCTGCCGAGTTTTGTCCCCTCATATTGCAGGATCTGCTTCTGAAAGGTCGGGGAAAGGTTCTTGAGATTGGTATGCGTGCTGGCACGAGTGATAACAACATCGTCACCCTCCCTGCCGTTAAGCTCAATCAGAAGGTCTTTAGGCTTCGGCGTTGTCGTGCAGATTACCCGCGTCCTAGCGCCCAAACGAACAGACAGCATGATCTGATCCCATGCGTCCTGTATGTAGTCCCAAGCGGCAAGCTCGTCGAGCCAAGCGCCATGCCACTGCGCCCCACGAAACCGCTCAGGTTCACTAGCCGGAATACCCTTGATCAGGCTTCCATTGGTAAGGGTCAATTCATGCAGGCTCTTGTTGTAGTCCTTGATCAACGGCTGCGGCACAACATTGATCAGCCCAGAGTCACCCTCAAAACAAGTGCCGCGAACATCCGATGATGTCGGCGCAGCTACCAGCCATCGTGATTTAGGCTCCTGCCACGCCCACCAGCCTATCTGCTCTGCCGCAGTTCTAGTCTTTCCTGCGCCCCGCCCAGCCTGCAATAACCAGATAGCCCACCACTCCCCAGCCGGAACTATCTGATGCTTGTGCGCCTTTGTCAGCCACTTAGCGCGCCACTCGAAAGCTGCCCTGTATTCTGGAGACAGCAGGGAATACTGCTTCCTGACATGCTCATCACGCAGTATTTCAGTAACGTCACCCATTGTGCGGCGCAATATGGGTCAAGATATAACCCCGCGTTTTTTGGCATCCGAGACCACAATAGCCCCTGTGACGCACTGCAACATTATTCGTCAGACTGCCGCGTAAGCTCAATATTCTGGATCAGCGCGTCAAAAATGCCGTGATCCACCTTGATAGGCGCACCATCTTGAGTCCCTTCCAGAGCCACGCGGTCACCGTATTTGCGAGGCTTTAGCTTCATCGCCGTCCATTTACGGGCATCCATGCGGTTTTTCTGCCACTGGATGAAGGCATTATCCAGCTTGTGATCTACCAGTTCCCCTGTCCGTTTATCGTAAACAGGAATCACCTCAGGCTGCTCGTCGGCTATCGCAACTATCTCATCCGCAAGGGTATCTGCCTGTTCTTCCCTTGCGCGTGTGTACATCTCAGAGAATTCTGGATGCTTCAGCAGCCACAAATAAACGGAAGCCTGTGAAGGCATTCCCTCTTCCATGCAGATTTGTCGCAGGGGTTTTCCGCTAGATAGCTTCTCACAGATACTTGCAGCGAACTCTATGGAATACATTGTAGGACGACCAGCATTACTCTTAGGCTTGTGAATGGCATCTATATCCACGCCAGAATGCGTTTTGGCGGGTTTGCGGGGCTTTTTGGGGCTATCCCCCTCCGGCAGGCTTTGCGCCTCTCCTGTGCCGTTCTGTGCGGTTTTGGGCATACTATCCGTTCCTTTTCCCAAAGTAATTGGCTTCCCCTCCCGCGAAAAAGTGCCGGTTACTGATCCGGCGTTGGATCGGCTCCACTGGAGGAGGAGGGGAGAGAGCCGCCAACAGGTTTTCCGCGTTTTCCACGCGGGAAGCATGACTGTCCCTATCGCTTTTGGCGGAAAACGGACACATCATGCCTCATATTGCTGAATTGTAGTCTGTTTTTGTTGTTTGTCAATAGATTAAAACAAAGCCTTTTCTGCCTCGGCGTAAGCAGTCCTCCGTTGCTCTGCCTTTGATAACGGTTTAGGTTTACCACTGGAGAAAGGCCATGTCTTGGGCAAAGTTACCAGCCGTATTGGATTCATACGATTGGTTGTGGCTTTAGTCATCATGCCCCCATTTCCGAAATTTGAAATTGCAGATCCTCAATCGCCTCTTCCTTCGTGCTGCCCCAACCGCAGGGACTACCAAGCTCTCCGTCGTAATCATCAGTGATGGCGCACCAGTCGTATGAACGGCTGGGAATAGGCGGGTAAACGAATTCTGTATGAATTTTCATTATTTGCCTTCCGCTTTGGCGATGACTGCGCGGGCTGCGTCAACCCATTCAGGCCATTCTGTGATTTCGATAAGTTCGGCTTGCCGAAGTTCTGTGCGGCGAGTGGGTTTTACGGCAGAAACGGACAATTTCAGCGCCTCCAGCAGTTCCGGTGCTGCCGCGTGGAGTGCCAGAAGTCTGCGTTGTTCTCGTTCAAAGTCTGGCGTCATTACTTCGCCAAGCGGTGCGGGTTTGATGCCGATGGTGATTTGCGGTTTCATTTTTTCTCTCCAGTTAAGCAGTCCCCTGACTGCATGGGTGTAACTATAAATTAAAACGATTAACTTCGTCAACACTTTTCAGTTAGAAGCCCGACGCTTTGGCGAGTGTTCGGGCTTCGCTTTGTTAGCTGTTTTGTTTGCACTCGTCGCAATCGCACCGGATTACATCTTCGCGGACTGCTTTACGCAGTTCTGCCATTGTTTCAAAGTTGCGGCAATGAACCAGATCATCTTCAAATCGCCAACCAAACGTAAGGTATAGAAAAAAACCGTCTGCGTTTGGGTCAACATCGCGCTTAACATCTAATTTGTATTTTTGCATTTTTAACCCTCCAGTTAGTCACTGCGAATTGCAGTGAGTGATGTAATTATCAGTTAAACAATTACCCCTGTCAACACTTTTTTTCCAACATTCGCACTATTTTTTATCCCCCGAATGTCGGATAAATGGATACCAGTGGTAAGTTATGGAAGTTAAACAAGTTTTTTGCATCAACCCCTTGCAGGCGGGGTATTTTTATGGATAAACTTCTTTTGCCTCAAAAGGGCGTCCGTTGTGGTGGCGGACAGATGTTGACAAAAGATCAAACCCTTACGCATGGGTTTCGGTTGTGGAAGCAGAAATTTCCTTTTGTCAATCTCTGCCTACACCACCGCGACCTGAAACCCAGCCGTAAGGGTTTTTCTTTTGGGGCCGATCACTCGTCGGGTAACCTATGACAGGGGTGATGGATAACTGCTACTGTGACCTCAAGGCCTGAGAGAGCAGAAGAGGTGGCGAAGCTAGAGCCTCTGGTCGAACGTCTCGCGCGTACACTTGGCTCCGGTAGTCAGTGTTAAAGGGACGCAACTTCGCTGTTGTTTAATAGCCTCAATGCTGCGTTCCTTTCACCAATAATCAGTGTGGAAAAACAGTACAAGTACAGTACAGGTACAGTACTTAGGGAAAAATGAAAATCACTTTTGACTGGCTGACTGATAACTGCACCAGAAGAGGTGGATACAACAGAGTGCAGATAGAAGCAGTGGGATTGAAGTGGCCTCCTGTTTACGGATGGAAACGTCGTCTTGTTGGTCGTGAGATAACAGAAGAACAACAAAAAATATTTGAGTCGTTTTCTGGTGGAAATAGTCGCAGGACTATCGGAAAAGACTTCAAGCTATCCGGTGATTGTGCTGGATGTTGTCCGCCTTGGGAAGTTTGTAGCTGGCCTTGCCCGGATGAAATCACGAAGCCTCCGGGTCATCATCGGTAACAACGTGCATCTTGAATCCGCTTTTCTGTCGCACAAAAGTAATCAACTGCGTTGTGCTGTCGAATTTCACTCCGGCAAGATCGTTGATCATCGCTAGAACGAAGTTCTCCCCTGACTCGAAACCTTGCTGCCACTCAGTCTTGCTTTGCGATTTTTCCATCTATGACAAGCCTCCATTTTCCGTTTCGTTTTTGCCACAGGTCGAGAGCGAGTGAGGCACAACTGGCCTCACGCACCTCGCCTGTATCCATGTTGATGATGCCGAATTTCATACCCGCCCGATGACGCCTTTTTCCATCAACTCCATCAGGAAGGCATCGTGAGAATCTGCTGTCTGGCTTTTGAGTGCAAGACAAGTGCGCGAGTCAATACCGTCAATAAATGCGTGCCAGTAATCTCCATGTTTTTTAACGAGAGCAACTGGTGAATATTGACGAACAGGCTGCGGGATCTTTTTGCGGAAATTCATGATTAATCCAATCTGCTATTAGAGTAGGCTTTGAAACCATATTTTTGAAACACTTTTGCAGCAGCAATCGCGCCTGCTTCAAGAGTGTCAATGTTTTGGCAACCCATATTTGCAGGATTCCACATTTGATATCCACCGCTGTAAGATTTGCGAATTCCTGCGGCAATGAAAGCCTTGCCAATTTTTGTGTTGCCTTTGATACCGTAAATATTAACCCAAGCAAAACCGCAAGCATATTGATCAATACCACCAAGTTTTTCTTGGAAAAACTTTTCTGCCGCTTCGCGTGCCGCAACACGCGCCTCTTCGATGATTTGCGGGATTTGAGTGTGATCCATAATATCCTCCTATCGTGAAGTGACTTTGACCGAGAAAACTGCCGTCGTGCTGGTGTAATCCGCCAGCTTTTCGGCGCTGATACCGAGATCCTTGATCAGCTTTTTGTAGTCCACCACCGAACGGTTGGACTCAATGTAGGTAGCCTTGAATACCGCGCCCTCTACAACCTTGTCACCGCCAGCAGAGGCGGAATCCTTGATGCCGTCCTTGATGCTGTCAGCACGTTTTTGCAGATCAGAAATCTGGGCAAGCAACATACCCAGTTCATCGACTTGGTTCATCTTCAGATCATTGTTCATTTTGATTCTCCAGTTAACGCAGCCCCTCGCTGCATGGATGTAACTTTAAATTAGACGAATAGGCATGTCAACAACTTTTTTTATCTTTTTTATACGTCAGGTATTCAATAGCTTACGGACATCTTCCAGCAGATCGTCCTCGTCGAATCCCCAGTAATCCTTAAACCCCTTTACCCCGAGGCCGTGGACGCCTTTTAAGCCCCTGTGATGGATTGGGCATAGGGGTATAGCCAGATGGTGTCCTGCACGCTGTCCTATGCCCATTCCGGCCTTTTTGTGATGTATTTCAGCCGGGGTTCCCTCAAAACCCATCCTCCTGCATACGGCGCACCCAAGATCAGCTACGGCGCTGAGATATTTTCTTTCTTCTTTCGTCATTATCTTCCCACTTGACCCGGTAACCGTTTTCCTCTGCCACAATTTTTACTGGTGGCCCGAATACCTTTGTTACCTCATCAACCCAAGCTGCCGTCTGCGGCATCAGCTTCCTGCGTTCCTCTTTTTTCACGTTCTTCCATCATGATATCTGCAATGTTAAATGCCTCATTTGCGATCCAATAAATATTGGTGTGTTTCTCCAGCATCGCTTGCATTGCCAGTCCAGCATACAGATCACGCAGTTCGTTCATGGTATTCCCTTTCGATAGATTTTCTGATTTTGCTGTAAATGGATCTGGCTCTCTCTGAATGCTCTGCCGCTGTATATGCCATCTTTTCTGATTCTTCTGACAGCCCGTAGAATGCAGCGACAACAGCAATATCACTTTTCATTTTTTGACGCTCTGTAAATTTCATTTTTTCTTCCTCTTCAACGCCTCGTAATCCCTCTCCAGTGCAGCCAACGCCTTGCCAAGCACCTTGATTCTGGCGGCTTGCCTTTTTATGGTTTTGTGTTGACGTTGCAGACCTTTAATAGCTGTATCAAGAAAGTGCTCATATTTTTTCAACATGGCATCCTTTGCCTTGATCGTATATTGCAATTGCTTAATCGTTACTCTCATTTTTTCTCCTTTATTTCGGCGGCTCTGGTAGGGGCATCCAGTGGGTGGGCGTCATCCAGTCATCAAGTTTTATTCGGCTGACTTCGCTGTGTTCGTATGACCACCAGCCAACACTTTCCGCATCCCACCCGTCGCTTTCTGCGGCGAAAAATGCGTTATGCACAACCTGCGTGTCGATGTGCATATACATTACGATTACCTCCGTTCCATCCCTCGGCGCAGTTTCAATCGGTTGCCAGTCCATCACTCCCCCTCTGCCGCAGCGATCATGGCGCGGTATGTCGCGCAAGCCCAATCTGCCGTAGTAATGTCGGGGCTGTATTGCGACTCTCCAGCTTCCCGCATCGCCTCCGTCGGCTCTTTCGGCACCGCAACAAGGTCGGCGGCGAGGAAGGCGTCGATTTGCTTCCTAAATTTGCACGGAACACATGAATTGCGGTCTTCGTCGTGTATTGGCATTTCGCCCATATACCGCCTAATTTCAAGCAGCAGCGCGTTAATGTCAGGGGTCATTTTTTTTTTGCCTTATGTCGCATTGCATCGCGCCCCAAATCGTTGATCTTGCATTTTCGTATCTCTTTTCCAAATCTGATACTGGGATGCTGCCGATTTGATTACACCAACGACACCAAACATCAGCATGACCGCCTCCTCCATATCCCCACTCCGTTTTGCTCGGCTCGTGTCCGATAATTTTCCCGCACGACCAGCGGATCAGCGCATAAATCAATTTTCCGACAAGCGGAATTGATTGAGTTTTTGCGGAAGCCGCCCATGTTTGGAAGTATCCATTGCTATAAGTAAACCCAAAAATGTTCATAACACTATCCCCGCCACGCACTCGACTATGGCGCGGTTGAGGTCGGGGCTTTCTGTCGTGTCGATTGATGGGGTGCCAACGCGCCAATCAATATCCTTGCGCGGCCCGTATATGGTAAGGCCAAACTTCTTCACCAGCGCCATCGCCTGCTCGTCGTCGTGGAGTGGGTCAAACATGGCGCCATCCAACCGTATCCACCCATCGCCTTTGTGGCCTCGCGGCAAATCATGCTTAACTTCTCCGCCCATCTTCTCCGCGCACCGCTTAATCATTTCGAGGTCTGTCACAGTTTCTCCTTCGCTGATCGGATGGCTTGGGCAATGCTCTCGCAAAGCTTTACTTCTGATTCGCTAGGACTTCCGCCGTCTGGCGGCACCAAGCAGCATTCCAATGCAATCCCCGCCGCCTTCTCCATGCCCTCGCGGATGCCGTCGGCTTTGCCGCTATCGTAGGAACACCTTTCGCAGGCTTCGCTAAGGTGATAACCGTGTTTGCATTTATCCCTGTTCATGCGCACCCCCTTGCGCGGGCGGCGTCGATGGCGGCGTCGCGCTTACCGTTCGCCAGTATGTCGCAAACAATTTGCCGCTCAGGGTCGCGCATACCGGACTGCTCTTTTTGCAGCGCATCGCATCTGCGCTTGTAAAACTCTTTTTCCTCCCGCAGCCGCTCGGCCTCATGTTGCCACTTCGTAACGCCGTCTTGCGCCGCCGTCAGTTTGGCCTTCGCCTCCGCGAGTTCCCACTCGGCTTGCTCTCTCTTAACGATTTCTGCGCGCCATAAGTTCGCGCAATTTTCCCACCCCTCTTTTTGCTGCGCCGCTTCCCGCGTCTTGGCGGCGAGTTCGGTTTCGAGGTCATTTATCACGAAGGCCGCAGTATCAGCTACCGGCTTAAAAGAATTCCATTGCGGAACCTGATTAAGCCTAGCAACGATTGAACTTTCACCCACCGTCAGCCTCCTGTTCAAACAAATTCTGCTCAAGCGGATTCCCGCAGAAGCAACAAAAAAACATTTTGTTTTCGTGCGGAGTTCCTTCGTTCAACGTGAAATATTTACCGCACGATGTTCCCCATGTTTCGGATGTTTCGTCGCCGTCCTGATACCAGTTGCAAAAATCGTTGTGCGTCTTATTGGCAGGCGGCTTGCCCTCCATGCGATCCTGAATCATGCGCCACACGATTTCGTATTCAGGCCAGTCGGCCTCTACGACAACGCAATCAACGCGCTTGCCGGTTTTGATCTTAGTTACAATGTAGCGTTCTTCGCGTTGAAATGGCGTCGGCGTCTTGTCAGTGGTCATTGCGGTTTCCTTTCACTTCTGTAATAACAAAGTCGCAGCGTTTGTCTGCTTTCGCGTAAGCCCAATCGTAAGCCCATTCGTAGGCTGTTATAGTCGGGTTGTGCGATTCTGAAAATTCTTTTTCGACTGTGACAAAATCCTGCTCGTCGTTATCGAAGTATTTGATACGAAAGAGTGTCATTTCCCACCTCTGAGCGCGGCGTTTATTTCTCTGAATACTTCGCCTTGCCAGCCCTCAAAGTTTTGAACGGTGGACATAATTTCCTGCAACCTCCCAGCCAGCGCCTCGTTCGCAGGGGCGGCGGGGGCGGTGTAGAGGGGTTCGACTTCATAACCATCATCTATCAATTCTTGCTCGGTATAGCCAAGATCAATGGTTATCTGCCATCTGCGCGCATTACCGTTTGGCATCGGGCTACGAAAACGGTATCGCCACGCCACCGCCTCCCCGCCGACCGCGCGAAGGGCGAGGTCGCAGAGTTCGCGCCGTTCCGCTTTCGTTGTCAATGCATCGCCTCGGCGTATTTCCTCAATCTGTTCCTTCGTCAGCATGTTTACTCTCCTGTAAGGTGGCGGCGCAAGCGGTGTGCACAATTATTGTTACGGTTAGACCGTCCGCCGCGCCGCCGTTGATCTTTATTTAACAATTCTATTTTCAATATCTGTCTGCACTATATGCAGATAGCTAATCAACAGATCAACGCTATCCAATGCGGCGGGATAATCTTTATTCATTTCTGCTCGTTCCAAGCGTTTCAATTCGTTCTTCGCTTTTACTATCGCCTCTGCAAAGTCCATTTTCCCTCTCCAGTTTGTTTTGAATCCTGTTGTAACGCTCTGTGAATACAAACTTGATCTTGTCTTTTTCGTCTATCACCAGCTTCGCTAACCCCTGATCAATCATATCCCTTTTTTTCTTGTTTTTTATAATTGTTCTTTCTATGCGCTCTTTATTTTCTAAGTTTTTCATGTAAAGGCGTCTGACATTTTTTAGGATGTATTCCGGATTAAGGTCAAGAAAATCGCATATCCAGCAAAAAGTGCCTACGCTGTTTTTTTTATCAAGGAAAAAATCAACAGCATATCTTTTCATTATTGGTGTTGACGTATCGTTGAGCGCATCTCCAATCGCTTGGTTTAATACTGCAAACCACAATTTTTTGTAGGGTATGAAATCGTGATTAAATGATTCTTCACCATCCATTAACAGGGTCTTCATTTAAACCAATGTCCGATGATCCAGCTAACCAAAAATCCACCCGCTACGGATACGATGCAGCCTACAACGATGCCGTCCCGAAGTCCCTCTGCGTAAGCCCGTTTACGATGCCGATCCACAATGCCCCAATCACCGAGCCTACTATCATCACCCCATCCCCACATCATTTCTTTTCTCCACGTTTAAATTCCATATACTGAGCAACCATCTTCAACTCAGCGGCTTTCCACTTCTTCCATGCTGGCTGCGATTCTTCTTTGAAAAACGTCTGCCGCGCTTTGATGTATTCCTCCAGCTTGCGCCAGACTCGGGCCTCCTCGCGGG